GAATACGACCGATACGTTTGGGTTTAAATTTGACGTCCATATAATGCTTCAATGCGTGGAAGGTCTCTTTCGCTGGTTTTATATGGGACCAAAGACGAAAACGTCCTTCAAGGTTCACGGATTCCTCTTCCACATCGGGGCGCACAATACAGCAGGTTGCGACGAATTCATTGAATTTTTGTGTCATTTCATCGTCGGGTAAAAGAATGTGTTGAGTGAATGGGGATTCATTCTCAGTCGCGACAACTTGAAGTGCCTGCGACTGTTGTGCGGTCTTCTCGCGGAGTTCATTGTTCGCAAGCGTGAGGTCGTGGATTGCCTTCTTTTTTGATTCGAGGTCACTGACAAGTTTCGCGTTCTCGGCTTCCAATTCTTGATTGCGCTGAATAAGCCTGTTGAAATTTGTCACATTGTACATTGTAGAATGGATGATGTCTTCAATATGCTTTGTAAGGCGCGCAATTGTGAAATTGGTGCTATCATATGCGATGATTTCGGTTTTGTTTTTACCGGCAACTTCGATTGTCCTAATTTGGCGCTTGATTTTAGGGTGTGCTTTAATATTGTTTTCAATTTCGGACCTGTTTGTCACACGAAATGCTGCGGTGAGGATGAAATTTGTGTATTTCTTGTGATGGTCTGCGACCCGGGTGGCCAAGTCGTTAGTCTGTCCGAATTTGATGAGTTTCTCGTTATCGGCGTTTGTATTGTCGATGGTGCCAAAGTAAATTGTTTGAGTATTCACAGGAAATTGGCTGATAAGAGTTTGTTGAATTGCGCGTTTCTTTTCTTGGGTCAGGGTGATGGTGGCTTGGTTGAGTGTGGAGATGACTTCGTTCTTTTGTTCGAGTTGCGCGCGGAGTTCGCTGGTTTCATAATCGATGATTTGGTGAAGTGTTTCTTCCATTTTCATATAGTACTCGTGGATTTCACCGGCTTTCTTGGTCTGTGCTTTCAAGCAGAGTGATTTGAAGCATCGGACGGTGAGTTTTATGGTTTGCTTATTTTGACCGCCATTTTTTGGTTTTGATGGAAGAGTGGTTTCTAATGATTGTTCTTCATCACTACCACCAGATGCTTGGTCTTCTTGTTCTGATTTTTTAAATTCAGGAATTGTCACAGTATAATCAACGTCAAATTTGAAATTTTTTTCAAGCAATGTTCTAACGTTTATTTTCTGCGCGAATCCCAACCATTTCCATACATCATCCAAGTCAACAACAAAGTCAGTAGTCTTATCATAATTCAGATAACAATAAAAACTACTGACAAACAGTTGTTGTTCGAATGTACTGAAGTTTTCTTGGATTTTTTCGAGGAGAAAATTGTTGTATGTTTGAGACAACTTTGTAATCGGATTTTTCTCGATGAGCTCAACAATGTTGAGGGTTGCGGAAGAGGATGCGCAGGCAGAAGAAGCGGAGGACATCGTTATGAGCGTATGTTATACTATGTATAGACGGATGTCTTTAAGTTGTTTCCGCTTTAGATTTATAAACCGCTTTTTATGAAAACGCTTTTATGTTATCATAAAATTTAATTAATTATACCATATATAACTGAAATACATTGATGGGTTGATAGTTACTTTTAATAAATGAAAGCGTATTTATGAAAAGCGATGGTATTGTGGTGATTGCTTTTATTACTAAAAAGCGATGTATATAAAAACAATGGTTGAATCTGTGTCGCTTTTAAAATTAAAAGCGAACACATAGTGTTAAAATGCTAATTTTGTAAATATGGTTTTGTCATAACAAAAGCGGTTTCTATTGAATGCTAATTTCGGCAAACCGCTACCCCGAATTGCGAAGCGCTTTCCATCACCACTTACTCTTCTTCACGTTAATCTTCGGCGCCTTACTGGTTTTCGAGGCATTAGGGTCATACGACTGCTCTCCTTCGTCATCAGAACCGAGATTCTTCGATATTTCCCAGAACTCCTTACTGCCCAGCTTGAATGGCCCGTGCTGTTGTGCCTTATACCAGAAGATTTGGTCCTGTAATTTGTTCGATTTCGCGTTGTTATTGATGACGAGACACTCATAATTCTCGGTACACTGGTCCATGACCTGACAAAAGCTCTCAAAAGTGGGGAACATACCCGCATAATTGTCATAGATTCGCTTACGATTCGCAATATATGGCTCGCGGAGGATAAAAACGTAGTCGATATTGGTGCGGAGATTTGGAGGGATACCCAGGGGATATTGCATTGTGATGACTAACATGACCTTCCAATGACGCCCGTTCATGAACAAAAGCCTCATCATCACATCCTTCGTCCATTTGTTATCATACAGACAATCATCCAATACGACAAATGTACGCGGGTCAATGGACGACTTCTTATACATATCCTGTTCCTTCTTCACCTGCTTCAGGACTGCCTTTTGGCGCTTGAGAATATTTTCGATGATTGCGGTGTTATATGCGTCATGGATGAATAGTTTTGGCACATGGGCCGCGAAAAACCCGTTGCCGGCTTCTGTCCCTGAGATGACGGTCCCAATGGGGATATCCTGGTGGTGAAACATCAAGTCCTGAACGAGAAAACTTTTACCGGTATCACGTCGGCCGATGAGAACGATAACGGGCCCCTTATTTTCATCGGGGCGAAAGCTGATGGCCTTCATATCAAACTTCGCGAGTTCTAAATTCATTTACACGCAATCACGACGAATCGAGTAAATGGTGATAAAAATGGCATATATTATTTAATGACATTTTTTACGAATGGAATGAAATGGAATGAAATGGAATGAAATGGAATCGGATGCGGAATCGATACGGAATCGGAATCCGGAATCGGGATGCGGTGGAGCCCCCGTTTAAAATCGATTTATAACTTCTATTTAACAATCATACCAGTATTTCATTTAGGAACAACATGTCTATATCGAAGACGCCGGCGTTATTCCAATTACATTATCGGAAACATAAGTATACTCCGGAGAAGATAGAAACCGCGCTATTATTCGATATCCAGAATTTTACTCCGATTTATTCGCGATTTTTCGATATCAACGAGTCCAACTATAATAGTATCCAATTGAACCAAAAGTATTATTTACAGAATATTATCGAGCATTCGCGTGAACACGCCGAAACGAATCAAACCCTAAACCATCTTGAAACGGTGATTGGGGATGACGCTGGCAATGCGCATAATGCGCCGATATTTGTGAAGTATTCGCCGCTACTTGACCCTATCCGGTATTTATCGGGTAAATATAATATTCAAGACACCAAAACGATGACGCTACCCAAATACAATTCGAGTTCCGCGGATTGTGAAGAGAAAATGCTAAACGTAAACAATGCGTCGTATGTTGACGGGTTTTTCTCCTACTTAACGAGCAAAACACTTCATACCCATGGAGTCGTCCACGGACTGGATTATTATGGCAGTTATTTATGTAAGCAACGCGAATTTTCCACGAATGTATTTGATGATATCGAGTATCTTGTCGGATGCTCGTTTTTCAATACATACGAGAACGAACTCTTCACAATCGATTATTCGCAGTTCGGCGAAGACGAATCCGACCTATCGGATATCAATGTGAGTAAATTAATGAAACTCCGTAATAAGTTGAAACCGATGATTGGTGCGTCGGCGGAGGGCGATGACGGTTACATCGTTCCGGACAACGATTATTCGAATAATAATAACAGGCTTCATATTCTTGATACGGTAGTTGTCGAAGAATGCGATTCGACCGCTACACCATTCGAATCAGAGTGTGTCGTAATCGATACACCCACCGCTGCCGCCGCCGCCGCCGCCGCGCCTGAAATGGTCGAATTGAATGTTGAAGACCTGATGATGAGTCAAAGCCAGCAAGACGGGGGTGGTGGTGGTGAAACGAAACTGAACCATAAGGACCGCACGAGAGACCAGGATTATTCTAGTGATAGTGATTCATCACAGTCGAATTCATCATATACTACGATTGATGCCGAGGGGGACGGCGAGGGCGAGGGCGGTGACAGTGGCGACAGCGAGAGCGGCAGCAGCGTCGGCGACGGCGACGACAGCGATAGCGAGGACGGCGACAGTGGCGACGGAAATAATGAAGGAATCAAAGTGGATGATACTTCGTTCACGGACGGCAGCGACGAGAGCGACGACAGCGACGGGTCATATGAGAGCGATGATGAAAATATCATCGTTAAAATCAAGGACTTCCCTGTTCAAGCGATTCTCCTTGAAAAGTGTGTAAGCACCCTGGACCATATCATGATGACGGATGAACTGACAAAAGAAGAGTGGTCGTCTATTCTATTCCAGGTGATTATGACGCTCATTATATACCAGAAGATGTTTGCGTTCACACATAACGACCTTCATACGAACAATGTGATGTTTATTGAAACCACTGAAGAGTTTCTTTATTACCTCTATGAAGACCAGTATTATAAGGTGCCCACGTATGGCCGCATCTTTAAAATCATCGATTTCGGACGGGCGATTTACAAGTTCCGCGGGGATCTCATCTGTAGCGACAGTTTCCACCCGAAAGGCGACGCCGCCACGCAATACAATTTCCCGCCATATTATAATGCGGACAAACCCACCGTAGAACCGAACTACAGTTTTGATTTGTGTCGGTTCGCATGCGCACTATTTGATTATTTCATATACGACCTGCGTAAAGTGGAAAAGCTGTGTAAAACCGACCCGGTGATTCGGTTAATCGTGAAATGGACGATGGATGATAAAGGGCGTAATGTGCTGTATAAATCGAGCGGAGAGGAGCGATACCCGGATTTTAAACTGTATAAGATGATTACAAGAACGGTCCATAATCACATCCCTTCGACTGAGATTCACAATCCGATATTTGATGAGTATAAAATCACGTATAAAAAATATAAGAAGCATGCGTCCATTGCGGCGAAGTTCCCGAAAGATGGTCGAAATACACATATTGTTATGAATGTTGATACGTTACCGTCGTATGTAATGGAATGAAATGGAATCCGGGAATGGAATGGAATGAAATGGAATCCGGGAATGGAATGAAATGGAATCCGGGAATGGAATGAAATGGAATCCGGGAATGGAATCCGGGAATGGAATCCGGGAATGGAATCCGGGAATGCTACGACTAGCGGCTGCGGTTCAGATACATATTTCGGTGCGCCGGAAGCCCATTCTTGGCGATGAACTCGATATTCCGCATCGTCCATCCCATACTTGCGCCGGAATGACCGACCTCCATTTCATTCTGGACGAGTGTGATGACCCAGTCGTCGCCCCCACTGAACATGAATCCGCGTTCGGAGGGTGGGCTGTAATTGGAGATATACTGCCATACATCGATTTCCTTGGTCTTGACCGTGGGTGATTCGGTGGCGCGGACGACTGCGCGCAGACCATCTCTCAAATTGCTTGTGGAAAGCGAGTCGTTCATATACGAGAAGTCCCACGCATTCGCGGCGGCGATGGTGCGAGGCCAGTATACGGATTCGGAGGCAACGGCGACAGATACAGATTCAGGAGCAACAATAGCCATCGTAGTGTGTGGGTGTGAGTGTACGTATAATAAACAAACGATGAGTTATATACAACAATAAACATATGATTTCAATTTTGTCATATGTTTATACTAAAATTAGTATTTGAATGAATGATCGCCCAACTAAACGAATGGCACCAAATTTTCAATTTCGATTTTTCGGAATAGGGTCTTATCTACCTTATTCCTCAACTCGGTCTGTTCGCTGATTTTCGCTTGAGTGATTTTCAGCTTTGATAGTTTTTCGTGGTTCAGTTGCTCACAAAGACCGACTACAAATCCAATGGCAAGAGTCGCACCAGTGTTCATTATTGTTATTTCAATGTTGTTGGGCGATGTTGCCATCCAGTCAATGATGAACTTTATTACGAGCCCGCAATCGGGGGTAATCATTTGGCGAGGTTGAATGACGATGTGGTTCAGGTCATGTCTGAGCTGTGATTTTAGCACATGTAATATATCTCTCAAATATCGTGAACCACCACCGCCTATCGGAACATATGAGTCGCTCAACATTGCGTCATACAATGGCCAGTATGCGTCCGGTTGATTTGGATTGATTTGATTTCCATTCGGAATAAACTTTACCATTCTACTATTAAAGTTGTGCAAATTACCCTGTCTATCGCCCATTCTATCATCAAACATTTTGGGTATATACACCGCTTCCCGAAACTTAAACAATTGTTGGACTTGTTGTTCTAGAATGGCCAACCGTTGTTTTGTTTCGCGCAATTCATTCCTCAATTCATCCACGACATGGTCGTCTTCTATGAGTGGTGGAGCGCTGGGATGAGGGGGGACGGTAACACGACTACCTCCAAACTCAAACACAATTTTCCCATTCTCAAGTTTCATTCTTCCATCGCATCCGGCTTCAATCTGGGATAACAATTTGTTTGACATTGCCAAAGGTATATTCGACGTATGTGGTATGACGATATATGAATATAATGTCATACTAATTCATTCAATTTTAATCCACGTTGGGTCAAACTCGTGCGGCAATCTTATCCAATATCACACCAACAACGACACCAAGCGATAAACTCCCGGATGCGAACCCGACAATCGCGGTGATGAGTGTAATTATCCATCGCCTATCAAATGATTGCGGTTTGAATATGCTATCCCAGTCGCCTGTTTTGTATACAACGAGTAACATAACACCGACAACCGCCGCAATCGGGATTTCGTTGATGGCGCGACCGAAGAACAAACAAATCACGATAAAAAGCACACTTGTGATGACCGATGAAAACTGGGTTTTCGCGCCATTTGCTAAATTAAGTTTACTCTGTCCGACAAGCACACACCCGCCGAATCCGCCCGTTAGCCCCGTCGCGATATTTGCGATACCTTGGGCAATGCTTTCACGGAACGAGTTTCCCTTTATATGAAGCACGCTTTCGGCGTCTTTCACCATAATAAGCGATTCTAATAACCCGGTAAATGCCATCGCCGCCGAAAATGGCAGCATTTTCAGAAGACTTTCCGCGTCATATTTGATGTGGGAAATACCCTCTAACGAAATAAGCGATGGCAATTCTGAATGTATCGCGCCGGTATCTTTCACACGGTCGATATTGTAATATTTCGTAAAAATGTAAATAAACGCGGTAATCGCGAACATCGAAATTAATCCACCGGGTATATGGATATGTTGGTCGTTGCTATGCGTGATTTTAATAACGCCGAAAAACGCAATCAACGTGGATATAATTGTGAATAATACAGTGTTTGCCATTTTCAAACCAGTTAGCCACTGGTGGTCTTTATCTTTAAAATTATCGAGCTGATGAACCGCGATAAGACCGGCCAACGCAACCAGAAACCCCGACATGATATATTTGGGAATATACGTCACGTATTTATATAACCCGGTGAGCGCGGCTAAAATCTGGATAATACCGCCGACGATGACGGTTGGAATGATGTATTCTTTGCCGAGTAAGGTGCTTACACCGGCGATTGATGTTGCGACCGCGGCAGTTGACCCTGAAATCATCGTTGGCATACCTCCAAATATAGATGTTATAAGAGACATCACCATCGTATTCTGTATTCCGGTATTCGGCGACAATCCCATAATAAATGCGAATGCGATGGATTCAGGAATCAGTAAGAGTGCGATGGTGATTCCTGATAAGAACTCATTGATGATTTGCGTCGGTGACACGGATAATGCGACCGCATCCATTTTATGGATAATATTATATAAACAGTATATTATATTCTATAGTAGAATACATACGGTATATACATAATGGCTACAGCAGACAGCGTTCCCCGCGACTGTCTTCGCTCCCGCGACTGTGTTCGCTCCCGCGACACAATACTCATCGACGGCACGACCTACGACATCACCGAATTCAAACATCCTGGCGGAAGTATCATCGACTATGCGAAGAACGCCGGCGATGCTACCGAAGTATTCCGCGAGTTTCATTACCGGTCGCCTATCGCGAGAAATGTGCTTCGTTCATTGCCAGAATACGATTGCGGCCCGGAGCCCGTCCCGGCGCATGCGCTCGCCCCCGAGTTTCAAATGACACAGCGTCAGAAGGATATGACCGCCGATTTCCGAGAGATGCGGGCTAACCTCGTCAACCAGGGTCTATTCGAGCCGGATTATATCCACGTTTATTTCCGTTTGCTCGAAATCGCGTTCTATTTCGGAATGGGGGCGTGGCTCGCATCCTATAACATTTACGCTTCGATGCTATCGTTTATTGTATTTAAAACCCGCTGTGGATGGGTCCAACACGAAGGAGGACATGTCAGTTTAACGGGAAACAAAGGTATCGACCGCGCCATCCAAATATTCACGATGGGATTCGGAACCGGGTTCAGTTCAACCGTCTGGAATTCGACGCATCATCGCCACCACGCGACTCCGCAAAAAATCCAGCACGATATGGATATGGATACCACTCCACTCGTCGCATTTTTTAATCAGGCGTTTGAAACATCATATCATAGTAAAACAACCACGCGATATATGAATCGGTGGTGGATGCGTTTTCAGGCCTGGACGTTTTTACCCTTTGTCGCCGGAATATTCATTCATTGGTTTTGGATATATTATCTTCATCCGAAGAAGATGTTTCGCACGCTCACGAGAGAACAGCACGTATCGGCCGCATTTGAAATCGCGTGTATGTCCGCATCGCATATCGTGTTGCCGTATATATTCTACACCGCCGACGGTGAAAGAGGAATAATCGGGGCGTATTTCCTAATGATGACAGTAAACTTCTGGAGTTTCATCTGTCTTTTCGGACACTTCTCTCTATCACATTCATATACTGGCGTAGTCCCTGAAAACAAACACCTCCTGTGGTTTGAATACGCGGTCGGGCATACTGTAAATATATCCACGAAATCCGCACTGGTATCGTGGATAATGGGGTATCTTAATTTCCAAATTGAGCATCACCTGTTCCCGTCAATGCCCCAGTATAAGAACGCCCTTGCGGCGCCGTATGTTCGCGCATTTTGCGAAAAATGGTCGTCAGACCTGAAATATACTGAGCATTCGTATAAAGATGCCTGGCGCCTGATGTTATCCAACTTAGACGAGGTTGGAAAACACTATTATGAAAATGGGATTTCTCACGAAGGACACGAACACGCGGACTAGACTAGACTAGAATTAAAATTCGGGGGTATTCACAAATACTGCGGGCGCACTGCCACCGCCGCCACCGCCACCGCCGCCACCGCCACCGCCCCCGGCGCCGATATTCTCAAATTGATTTAATATAAATACT